AGCAAGCAATGTCTTGTCACCAAAGAGTAGTGTTCCTTGACCTGGCTGTGTAATAACTGGGTTGACACCAGCTTTATAGAGCTGATCTCTGTTACCCTTGTCTGGATTCCAAGCTAGCTTGACAGAATTCTTGATAATTCCTCTGTTATAACCAGCTGGTGACCACCAAGCGTCTCTTAGCTCGTCTGTGCGGACACATAAACCAGCCATATCACCGTTCAGTGGAACCCAACGATAAAGGTCGTTATATTTGTCATATTGGTACTTATAACCCGAGTCCATGAATGCGTATGAAGACTGGGTAAGAGCATTTTCAAATCCTAGAACCTGGTCAAGCTCAGTACCAGTTGACTGTTCAACAACATCACTTTTTTCTGGTGAAACAAACACTACACAGTCTTTACGAATTTCTGCAACGTTATCAATAATGTAATTTGCAACTGTTGTAGATGCCTTGCCAGCAAGGAACAATGAAATATCAACGTCTTCACCAGACTTGTACAAGTCAATTCCTTTTGCCAGGCGACCAGTAGCAATTGTTGATTCGGTGCCAGCAGCACCATCGGTGCCACCACTGAAGTCAAGATAGTTAGTTGTATCTGTTAGAGCAAAGCCTGTTGCCCAAATATAATTGGAACTTTCGTTAATTACATCCTTATAATAGACGTTATTACCTTCTAGATCCTTTGTACCACTTGTTCGGCTCACACTTTCGTAAACCTCTAGTACTGTAAAGGCATCACCACTAATATCCCCAGTAATATCAACGACTACAATGTGAGAATTGCCTGTTCCAGGCGCACCGTCAACATTAAGATAATATCTCCAGAACTTTGTGGCAGCTGTTGGAGAAGATTCTGAAAGTCTATATGGAGATAGGAATGTGATTGTTGTGTTGCCGTTACCCTGATCGGTAATTCCGCTAACAACCAAGTCCTGAAAACCAATAGAGGTGTTACCAACTCTAATAATATCATTCGTCTCTAGTTCGGCTGTTTCAACAGCTGTGTTTGCTGCAACAACTGTTGTGTCACCAGCAGACATAGATGAAAGAAGTGTAAGGGACTGACTGAAGTCTGTTGAGTCGTAACAAACTGATACACGCAAGCTGTTACCAATTGCACCAACATCTCTTGCAACAAACATATTGTCTGATACAATAGCCTCCGCTTCTGAACGTGTTTCGATTAAGCCAGCATTAGTATTGTCGCCAGCATTGGTTGCATCAGCACCAACAACACGTGTTACGTATAGCTTGTTACCGTAAGAAAGGAAGTTGGCTGCAGTAAAGAAGGTTTCGTATGTACCAGATGTTGGCTGACCGAAACGATTTACAAGGTCAACCTCACTTGTAATTAAAACTCTTTGGTTGACTGGTCCGCGCTGAAAGACGCCGACGAGAGCGCCCTCTGTAGTAGATACTGCGGGGACGACAGTAGATAGGTCAATTTCTGATACATTAACCCCAGGACTGACTTGGAATGGCATGTTATGTCTCCTCATACAAAGGTAATTTTGAAGTTTATTTTGTTATATTTATAATTTATTAGATTTAGCCGTCATTTACCAGCCAAGCATTATCGCCCCTGTCTACGTGAATTATTGCTTCTTCAGGTTCATTACCATCGTTATGGACTCCAAATGGGAGAAGGTCTTCCATTAATTGTTCTTCTGTTCGCTCTCTTAATTTCGATAGTGTATTTATGTCTGTTATATCTCTGAAATATTGCTGACTGGATAGCCATGAAAATAATACGAGACCCATAGCAAGATCATCATGGCACCCTGGTTCAGCTTCATATGAACTACCTCTTTTAGAAAAAGTTGATAGTTCATTAATCGTCTCAAAATCGTTTACAATAAGCTGATCTTGTTCCACTAACATTTTTAAAACGGAGCAACCTAATGCCTTTACAGACTTAGTGGTTCTGATTCCCCTGTCAGCTCCTTTAGAAAACCCAGTAGATATCTGCTTTCCTGCTCGTCCACGCGACATAGTGGATAGAATATTCTCATACTCATAATCATAATATAATAGATCAGAAACTTGTTCTCCAATATCATTAATTTCAATCAAACAAGATGCTTCATTGTAATGAGTGCTAAATCTATGTAATATTTCCGCATACTCTACTGGAGTTGTGTAGTTATCTCTGAATACACAAACTTGTTTATAAGGCATTTTTGTAACATCTATAATGTGGAACGCCGAATAATCTAAACCCTTACCTCTAGAAACGTCGGCTATACACACATATGAGTGATCTTTAATGGGGTTTTCATACGCAAACATACCTTGAGATGATTGAATCGGCTGCCTAAAAACAAGTGCTTTAAGTTTATTACCTTCAATAAGAGTGCCTGAGCTACCTAAAAATTCACAACAAAACTCTTGGGAAAACTTTTGTTGGTTAAAATCCATGGCTGCAAGTGTTTCTTTCTTCCACTCTTCTCCTCGACCAGGAACCTCCCACCACGGCACTTCAACATACTGATAACCGTTTGTACCTTCCTTTGCGCCCTCACATGTTTTGTAGAAATGATTCAACCCATTTGGTGTAGAAGTGAATAGGATCTTAGTTGTTTCGCCGGAAGAAATAGTAGGAAATACAGATGCGAAGAACTCGTCCCAGTTTTCAACGAATGCTGTCTCATCAATATACAGGAACGAGATAGACTTACCACGAATAGCAGAGGATGAGGTTGCAGCAGCAATAATCTTGCACCCGTTCTCAAACTCAACAGATCCTTTATTCCATTCTAGTACACCCTGCTGCATCCATTTTGGTAGAGCTTCAAAAGCGAGCTTGATTCTGTCAAGGATCTCTCTTGCTGCATCGCCCTTATTTGCTAGCAGAGCAACAGTTTTGTGACTATTGAACAATACGTAGTGTAATAATATTACAACAGCTGTAGTTGTCTTACCTGCCTGTCTAGATGTATTGACTGCGACTCTACGGTAATCAGTTGTCAATTCTATAATCTGACTCTGATATGGGTAAAGATCGATAGGAATCAATCCTCTGTCGACGTGTACAATTTTGATATATTTTTGAGCGAAGTACTTAATATCTTGACTACAACGAATAAATTCTTGAACCTTGTCTTGGTCCCATTCAATCGCTGTATTTTTTCGCTTTAAATTGATGTTGCCAAGGTAGCCTTTATCCATCTTTTGCGTTCTCAATCATCTTCTGTAAATCTGCCGTAGATAGGATCAGATTATTATTCACAGTTTGAGGCATATCCTTTTCATCATTCTTCTGAAGGTCTTTTTTCTTTTTAGAAAGATCTAACAAGTCCTTATTGGCGTCGACTAGAGTTTTCATCAACGTGCCAACAACTTCATATGCGCGAGGGTGTTCAGAAGCGCGAGCAACGTCAATCATATCCTCAAGTGCTTTGTTGCCCTGTTCAATTACAGAGTATAGGTTTTCTCTGGTATATTTAAAATCATCGTCAATATCGTCTGTTTTGGGGACAAGGACATCAATTTCTGGCTTTTCAACTGGTTCTAAACCAAGAGATTTACTGATTACATCTTCCATCTTACAGATTTCCGATGCTATCAATCACCACCACATAATCCCAATCATCACTAATATTTACGTTTGCGTAATCAATAGAAACGTCATCTGGGCTTGAGATTGTAATTGTTGGAGCTGAAGTATAGCCAGAACCGCCACTTGTAATGATAATGTCTTGAATATAATGACTCTGAACATTAGCAACAGCAGTAGCTGTATTACTTCCAGTATCTGGATTGCTGACCGTAACTGTAGCACCATTATAACCAAGACCACTATTTACAATCGTAATAGAGGATAGACTACCGCCACTAATACTTGCTGTGGCTGTAGCTTGGATTGTTTGTTCAGATGTGTAGTTTGCTGGATCACCATTAGCCAATAGACCAGGATATACTCTGATTCTTTCGGATGGAGTAGTGGAATACTGACCATTTGCAAGATCGGTAAAGATACTGGTGTTGGCAAACTTGATGATCTTCTTCGTTGTTACTGGACCGAAGAAATAACCCTTCATTGTAAACGTAAGAGTCCACATGCTCACCTGACGTTCCTGGAACGATCCCTCATAAATCTCTTCACTAGAAACGCTTGTGAGGATTGTAGGGATGTCATAATAGTCGGGAATATCATCGACCAGCTTGACTGATGTTGTCCATTCTGGTTTGAAGTATGGAAGGATCTGTTCAAGAATCTTAGTTCCATCTTCAGAATACTTTGCCATAATTGTCAGCGTGAAGTCAATATTGTATGGCGCTGGCGCATAGTTTTGGTATAACGCACTATCATTAGTTGAAATTGTTCTTGTATTACGAACAAGAGCAGTCAATCTACGCTCAGGGTCATAACTGACATTTGTGATTTCAAAAGACATTCTTGGAAGAGTAATAGCTTGCGGCTGATTCAAATTAGGATTGGATTGAATCATTGCAAGAAATTTTTGCATTGGACCATATGAGATTGGTACAGTAAATCTCTTCTTCTGCACACCAGAATTGTCATCTCTTGAAATGATAATCTCATTAAAAAGAGTGCCGAAGATGATGACATAACGTCTCATCGTACCATGATAAAACTCTTGGCCAAACATTACCACCTACCCCCTTCAGAGAACGGATCCGCCTCAGAGAAGTCAATAATTCCGTCAGCTTCACTCTCAATACTAAAGTTACGAGCAAGTGTGTCAACAGACTCGACGTTAGCAATTGCATCATTACTTGTAAATACGATCTGATTAAACTTGGTGTCAATATCTGTGATACCTGTGCTAAATTTCTCACCAGAATATTCAAATAGATCGCAACGGATGTCGTAAACTTGGAGAGCGCCCATCTGATAGAAAATAGACTCATGCTCAACAAATTTAATTTCAAAGATTTTATTATTTAATGGGAAGTAAATAAGATCTCCCACATATGGATTGTTTTTAGCCTCGTTTAGCGCAACTTCTTGCTCAAATATTCTACGAGCAAGAGTAAAGGTGATCTCGTCTCTGATTTCAAGACCAAACTTAGATAGGAAGTCACCATCTCCTTCAAAGCCATCAATATTCTTAATATACATCTCCATCTGATAGGCAGCATCAAAGGTTGGAAGATCATCCTCCCTCAGAATTCTATCTTCTGCACCAAGAGTACGGTTGATGTAATATACATCCTGACCATACATTTTGATTGATTCAATAATTAAATCTTCAATCAAATACTGTTCTTGTGATGCGCCATAGTTATTGAAGAATACATTTGTAGCCACAATCTTATCCTGTCATATCCGTAACTGGAAGCGAGTATGAACTGATCATCTCCTCTTCCAATCTTTGAATTTCAGCTAGAGCATCTTGGAGAATCTGCTCGCCGTTGAAGGTCACACCTCCTGGTAGCTGCATTGCTGTGAATTTAGTGAGGTTTGAACCCCACTGATACTTAATTTTAGCTGTTGCATAATTTTGTAACCATCTATCTTTCCATACATCTGCATATGTATTAGGATCAACGATAGAATAGCATTCAGCAATAATATATTGCCCAGCATCAACTCTTCCCCAATCCATATCAATATATAATCTGTTAATGTGTCTGTTATATCTGAGAGGCTGCTTCCCTACAAGAAGCTCTTCGATGAACTGAATATGCTGCATTGCCATCATGTAATGAGTGAGGGAGTAGTTACTCATGTCATAGATGTCATTCAGAGCAAACTGATATCGAATGTTGAATAGATTATTCACAGAGAGTGAGTCGCCGATGTCAAAGAGATTAATAACACCAATGATATTTTCTGGAACAGTAATATACTTATTTGTCTTATCGTCTTCAGTCACAACATGTTTTAAAAATGTTCTTTCTGCTCCGTCAAAATGATAGTCCCAGTAATATGACAAAGACTCGTCAATTCGATCTGACACTTGATCTTCATCGACGTTAATCTCAATTACTGGTTTACCAAGTTTACGGAGACACCATTCAGTGAATTCTGTTCTTGTTGTTGGCTGAGCCATGGTGTTACCCTTATATTTTTAAGTATTTATATCTGAATCTTCTTCAACAGGAATGCCGAGAAATTGTCGCGCTTCTTCTTCTGTGTCAAACCAGTACCACCCATCAATAGGGTATGTGTGGTCATCTTTTGTTTCCTTTGTTAAATGATAATTAACATTCACAACAAAATTTGCTCCGTGAAGAAGATTATCGTTGTCATTCTTATAAAATCCAGTCATTTTATTTCTCCATTATCCCGATACAGTCCAGCCTTTAGCTGTAGCAATTGCAGTATTGGATCCAGCATACCCATATTGACCCGTTACAGTAAGTGTTGCGCTTGATGTGCTTGGTAGATTTGTGTATAATTCATCTAGTTGGTCTGAATTTAAATGACAATCAGACATATCAAATGATATGTCTGGACCAATAAATCCAGTGACATCCATTAATGGAGCATCATTAAATAGATTAGATGTGGACGTTAAGCTTGCACTACTCAAATCAATTGCACCAATTTTTCTTAAAGAAAAACAATCTTGAAACATTGACGCAACAGTAGTGAGGGTAGTTGTATTTGTTATAAGATCACCAACCTGCTCTAATGCTTTACACTCTTGAAACATGTAGGAATGATTAGTAGCTCCAGATATATCGTAATCTGGAACAAACCTTAAAGACTCACAGTACCGAAACATCCCAGTACATGCTGTTATTGTAGAAGGTATTTTTGGAGCTTTTTCTATTCCCGATCCGTTGAATGCATTAGCCCAATTAACTGTATTATTATTCAGAAATTCGGGAATTTTTTTTAACCTAATACAGTTATTAAAAGCATAATCCATATCTGGAGCGTTAGCTAAGTCAAGTTGAGGAATAGTAGTAAGTTCGTAACAGTTTTGAAACATACGGGTCGCATCTGATGGTTCCCACGGTGCAGTTTTGCTTTCAAGTTCACGTAAATTATAACAACTGCTAAAACAACTTGTTGCGTCAATATCAACAATGTCAAAAGGAGGAACATATTCTAAAGAATAGCAACTACTGAAACAGAGATTCATATTAGTACTATTACTAAAATCTATAGTATCTGGGATTCTTTTAAGTGAGTGACAAAAGCCAAACATAGCATTAGTATTAGTCCCTGACGGAACAACAATAGAACTCGGTATTTCTATTAAGGAACTACAAATATAAAAAAAATAATTTAAACTTGTTGCACTAGAAGTATCATATGCTGGGACTTTCGTCAGGTTGGAGCAATCTCTAAACATACTTGTAAAGTATAAGCCAGATGACGTGTCCAATACTGGAGCTCTTTTTAAAGATCTGCAGCCGTAGAACATGGTAGAAAAATTAGCTGCGTTTGAAGTATCAAGACCTGATGGTATTTCTTCCAGACTATAGCAATTGTAAAACATCGATAATGCAGCTGATGTTGTCGCACCTTCAAATATATCATGTTCGAGTTTTCGTAAACTATGACAATTGTTAAAAAAGCCTTCTAAATAGAGGGCGCTTCCACTAGGTGTTATATCACCAAGTTTTAAGCCGATTATATCAGTTAAACTTACATTATCCAAAAAAAAGTAAGAGAATTGACCAAAGTCAACTGTTCCCCATTGAAATGATGGTCCAAAATAAACTCTTCTTAGAGAACTGCAATAAGCAAGCGCATAGCTAAGTTGTGACGTATTTGTAGCATTAGAAGTGTTATAATAAAACTCAAGATTTTTTAATGCTCTGCACGCAGCAAATGCAAAATCTAGTAAAGATGACCTCCAAATTACTACATTTTCAAGAAGAGAATGAGCCGTATCAATGGGTGAAGAAGAACTAGTCTGACCGAATTCTAACCATTCCAGGTCAGGAGAATCTATATGAATTTCTAACCATCCACTATGAAATCCACGTGGGAGTGTGCCTCCTGGTAAATCATAATCGCTAGTGGGGTCTGGTTGAATCTTAATTTCTCCGAGAGGATCTCCCTGGTCTCCCGAAATTTCAATTGTACAAACTTTATATGGCAACAAATTTCCAGTGCCATCATTAATATCAACAGCACTTCCACCTTCTGTTTCTGATACTTGAAATGTACTTGTGCTTGCGTTTACAACATAATATATTTGCTTTTCATTTAAATTTGTGCCTGCAGATAAATTGAAAAATTCAATCTCATCGTCATCTACATAACCATGATCTGTTCTTGTTATTAAATTTGTTGTATTTGCAAGTGTAATTGGAGCATCAGTGTCGTCAAAATCAGAATTATTATAGTCTATGGTAAATTGAAAATCGCTACCAACACCAGCACTAGTAAAATTATAAGTGTTACTAACTGTTCCACCAACCTTAACGACAACTTGAGTATCATATCGTGACGTAAAACAGACGATATTATCTATATTTGGACGAATTGCCCACGAACCGATAAATGTATTTGCATTTTCTCCATCAATTACTGGCCAAGAAGGATTCCTTTTCCAAACATATTCGGTCTCTAGATCAACATCATGTCTAACAGACTTCTGACTTGTCAAATTTCTTTTCGATAAAGATGCACCATCTGCGTAATTAGCAGTCATTATGTAATCTCCGATCCAAATAAATTAAATGAAACGTCGGCAGTACTTGCTTGAACTGTGACAACGTCTGTTGCAGCAAGTGTTATACCCAACGTCAACAATGCGCTGTCATCAGCATTGATTATTGCGTCATGAATAATAAATTGCTTATCTTCAATTGCTGCACCAGCAACTCTTACTGCAACACGATATGTTGTAGTTACACCCAAATTACAAACAGAAAGAGTACTACACACTGCAGAGGTTGCGCTAGGTACAGTATACAAATCTGTATTTGCTCCTGCTGTTGAATGTACTTGTCCTAATACTTTATATGTTGTTGCCATTTTATGCTCCCATTAATAGGAATACTTGTTCGAAACCACCGCCACCGCTAGCATCTTGCCACGATGCAGATGTTCCGTCTGACGTTAATACTTGTCCCGAAGAACCTGCATTTCCATCAATTAATATTGTTCCGTTAGCAACATTGATATCGGCGTCTGTGACTGTCAACGCAGCAGAAAGATTTGTTTGACCAGTTACGGAAAGAGAAGTGAGATTTGCGCCGACTTCAAATACGTTAGAACCATCAGACGAATAAAGAATACCATCGGCAGTATTCAGTGCGAGTTCGCCTGTGTCAATATTAGACGTATTTGGCGCATTGCCTGATACAGCACTGCGCTTTACTTTAATTGTAGCAGCCATTTTATTCCCTTATATAAGGAGTATACGTGAAAGGATATCCCCACTTACACTTATTAATTAGTACGAGCCACCGTCAATTATTGCATCTAATTGAGCAAGAGCTCCTTCTCCAAAGTTTGCTGTTACGCCTGGTTCTGTTGTGAACCCAGCCCAAACTTTGAATACACCAGAACCATCAGAAGCATCTCTAAGAACACCAGCATATTTAACACCGCTGTCCTCATAAACTGTATAAAATCCACTGTCAACTGTATCAGTGTTAACATTATTAGCACCAAGTTTTAACATTGAATCTTCAATGGAAACTGTTGTTGAATTTGTAATTGTTGTGTTGCCGACAACAATGAGTTCGTGATTGATGGTAACAGTACCTGAGGAATCGATCCTCATTGCATCAACAAAGGTATTAGCAGTGCCAGTAAAGAATCCAAGAGAATGTTTTTCTGTTGCATAATCTTCTTGCAAATGATATACACCAACAGAAGCAGTACGACCTATCGCAATACCATCGAGAATTTCTTCATTGTTGTTGGCGGAACCACCTTCATTGGAATGAATCCAAAAATCAAATCCATTACCACGAGTGGCTGTTCCAGAAGCAGCATCAGTTTGTTTTTGAGCTACAGATTTTCCAGCGGTACTACTAGATGCGTTGTTGACAATAAATTCTATTCCCGCGCCTGGAATGTCTCCATAAACACTATAATTCCTACGGTAACCAATTCTAATGCCTTGTCCATCGTTACTGTCTAATATAATTTCAGCAAAAGTACCATCACCTTGTAGCCATAAGGGACCTTGAACTGAATCAATATGATTAATTGTTCCCCTGGTAAAGCCTGTAGTGGGAAAGGAAGAATCATCTTTATCTTCTCTCCAAATCGACATGTATCCGCTATGTTGTGTATAAAAATCCAAACATATTGATGCATCCGCACCCGTGTTTGCATTTTGCAAATATAACCCTGTAAATCCAGAGCGTGGCATGTCCATTGCAACTGGGTAAAAATCACTTAATAGACTTGTTGTATTGATACCAACTCTATTGTTCACTGTATCGACAAATAAGGTATCTGTGTTTACAGCAACATTAGCCGAAATAGTTGTTTGACCAGTGACAGCAAATGTAGTTCCATCAAATGTTAGATTGCCGTCACCCTCAAGATTGGAAGCGTTTTTCCAAATTGCTATTTGGTTGTTTGCAGGAGTACCATCGATAAATACTTCACCACCCGCAGCCCATGTCAAATTACCACTACCGTCTGTTGTTAAAACTTGATCTGCTTCACCATCAGTTGTAGGTAAATTTAAGGTATATTGTTGAGTACCAGATGAAGCTTGAATTGTAATGGTATTTGAACCATCAGATAAATCCAAGCCATCAATAGTGTTTCTGGAAAGTTCAAGTACACCAGATGAATTACCTGCATATAATACTTTAGCGCCCACATCTACAGCAAGTTCGCCTTCTGCAAGACTGCCTGGTATACCACTACCGCGTTTTATTTGAATAGTTGACGCCATGAGAAATTATTCCTTATCTGAGTTGCCCACTTCTCGTAGAACTTTTTTTTTCATTTTCATTATTTATATTTTCTCTTTCTTTTTCTACAAGATCGTTAAGATCGACCTTCCTTTGAGCTTCAAGTAATTCCAATTTTGTTTCGAGCATTAAAACCTTTGCGACTAAATCAGCAATCATAACCTTCTGTTTATCACAATAAATTTTCAACACCTCAATGTTTTGATCATCCATTTTAATAAGTTCCCCCGTCAATGCCTCCAAATGCTGGAGTCGTACCACTTATTTGTAAAATTTCTCCATCTGTTCCAGTCGCAAATGTAAATGTATCTGTATCGCTCGCATAAGCAACACCATTTTGTGTTAATGCATCTAAACCAGTTCCTCCATCTGCAACATCAAGCGCTGTTGCAAGAGAATTTAATTCAACACCAGTAATTGTTCCGCCTGTAACATCAACATTAGTTGAATCGTATTCACCAATTCGGTCGTCAACATAACTTTTAATAGCTAGCGCTGTTGCAAGTTGTGCATTTGTAACACTACCTGTAATTTCTTGGATAATGTCAGTAATATAATCTAAACCATTAACGTCATATCTAGGACCAACCGCTGCTCTGACAGGAATAATTTGCCCGCCAGCAGCAAAAATTTGTGCTTGTATACTTTGATTTTGTCTTACAACCGCATCTACCACAACTTATTCCTATCTTGTGATTTCTGGAGTTACTGTAACAATACCTTCGAGAACTCTTGTAACAACATTTGTATTTGAAACTACTTCAACATCATATAACCATCTACCTGAATTAATATTAGCGGTATAAGCTGCGGTCATAGATAGAGTAACTATACCAAGACCTTCATTGATTGTTATCGTAAAATCTTTAGCTGTAGATGATGTTGCACTTTTACGCATCTGTCCACGACCGGTATAATCAGTAAGATCCATTACTGATCCATTTGCAGTCGTTAAATCAATTGATGCTGTAAAGGTAGATCCCTGGTCAATGGTAAGATTCGACTTAGTAGCCATGTTACATTCCTCAGTATATATTCTTTTTATTTATTTATAATAAAGGATATCAATGCCTAAAGTCTATCTCCACTGTGGTCCGCGATACCAGCCAACTAACGATTCTCTTTTTCCTGTTGTGACTGGACTCACACCATGATGTAAATTGGATGGAAAATAACAAATACTTCCTTTATTCATAAAAAAATCTGGTGGCTGTTCGCCACACGTATCTCTAAACGAAAGCAATCCCCCTTCATATTCACTTGGATCCGTTAGCTGAATGCTAAACGAAATCTTTCTCGCATCAGCCCAAGCTCCTGGAAGCATATGATCAATGTGTTGATCATAGAACCCACCTTTTTCATCTTCTCTTGCTTCTTTGCCGTGATAAATTGTATACTGAAATGCTGTACACCCATTGTACCTATAATCAACATCAAAATAACAACTGTTAACTAATGCCGTCTGCTTATCCATTTTTTCAAACAACCACTGATACTTTTTCCAGTGATCTGGATTGTCAGCATTAATCCATTTTATTTTACTGATACGAATATGCTCATTCAAATCGCTTGATTTATGACCACCCGTTTTACCGTCTATAACTTCTACATCTTTAGCATCACTCACAATCAAGTCGCATTCTTCTTCAGATAAAAATCTATCATAACAAACGAAATTTCTAATCATTATTTCCTCTAAATGTCTCTATGAATAACGTGTTGTCCATCAGTATCTAACAACGATACCATTTCTTTACCTTGTTCCCAAACAACTTCTTCTTTGGTTCCGTCCGGCAAAAACTTGTATGCTTTGTCTTCTGATTTGATATAAACTTGAGCAATCAAGTCATCTGGAACGTCTATTGATCCGGATGACAGAAGTGCAACCTCATCAGGTCTGTTTGACCTAATAATAGTTTTTATTACTCCTAGTTGGTCAACAGCAGCTTTATTTGCAATTATAAAATACATCGTATGATCTTCACCAGATCTAAAGTACTGAACAGGAACTAATGATGATCCCTCTTTGTCATTATCACACCAATATTCAACGAGCCATAGGATATCAGAAAATTTGTCAGTGTTTGTGATCTTATGTGTTTCACCATCCATATCAATATAAAACCCTTTAGTGCCATTCCACCAAAGTTCTGCGACATCAATAGATTCCAATAATGGAACTATTGGTGTACATTTGGTTTGAAACCCTCTGTATATCACCTCAGTGCTAGCTACTGATAAGTACGTGATTGCCATTTACTTTTCCTCTAAATTTGTGGCGACATGACATTCCATCCGCCCCGAATTTTAAAACCATCTTCTTCAGTATATAACGTGTACATTTCAGTTCCTGGTTGTGGAAAATGGTCATTAATCCCTCTTTGCCCATAACCAACAAATTTTCTAGCTTGTTCCTCAGCTGTTTCAATATCCATCTCAAGTATTGCTGATTCCTTATCTGAAACTGATAAATGAACAGGCGTCTTCAATGCTGCTTTATATCTATTTATATTAGCGCATATAATGCTGTCTGTCCCTCCATCCCAAGTTTTAGGAACCAAGAAAGGAGCATTATCTGTAACAAACCAGCTGTAATTTTCAAACTTCATATACTTTTCTCTGGAAGTACTTCCCCAACAAGAAATATACTTAACCTTTGTAACTTCCCCTCTAGCAGAGATAACTTCATCTCCAATTCTAATTTGATCAATCCGCTTCCAACTACCAGGCGTATAAACTTCCGAATGCCACGAAACAGCTCCAGGCATATCATTGTCTGACAAAAGATCCTGTCTTATACCAGTCCACAAATATGCAGGTGCCTTATATCCAAATATCTTTTCATATTCAACCATAGCATTTTCATGCATGGGACCTGGATAAGTTTTTTCTTCGTCAATAGTTTCTGCCCAATACCGTGTTGGATTATGGTTGCATTCCTTACAAATATAATTTTCACAAAAGTCTCTGTATTCAGAAGTACATATCATCCAAAAATGCCATGCCCAATCTACAATATTTGCTGCTAAACCAATTTTGGTATTGGGTGAGCGATATTTAGTTACAAACAAATATTTCTTAACTTCTTCAAAAGCATCTAAGGAATAAGAATACGGAATACTTTGTTTGTGAGCAAACAACCTTGCCATCTCACTCACATCATAAGAATTAACTTTATTCCAGTCTTCAATCAAATCTTTGCGCATAATACCCCAATTATTATCTATTATTGTTTTTGTATATCTTCTGGTAACATTAAGTAGTTTACCCTTAGATAACCATCACTTCCTTCTGTAACTGCATCTTCATACATTGTTCCAATAAGCTCTTGTGCAATAACACCAATGTGTATTGTGCCTGGGTCATTAATAAAGTTCCAACAATATTGATTAATACCATCAATAGTGCGAAGATGTTTTATATTTTCTTTCAGTCTTATATCAGATACGTATCCTTGTGGACCTTGTGGTCCCGTTGGTCCTTGCGGACCTTGTGGTCCCGTTGGTCCTTGCGGACCTTGTGGTCCCGTTGGTCCTGTTGGACCTGGCGGTCCCAACAAATCGGCGCGAGTCGTAGCCACTGTAGCATCATCGAAAGTGATTCCCGTAGATGTCAACTTTGTCGTCATAACCACTTTCCATCTTTGTCAATTTGATTGGTTACTTCTTTCAAGTATCTATTAACATCTTGCCCTTCTTCATACCAAGAAGCAGCCCAACCACCAGCAACAATACCGCCTTGAATAATCATAGAGGAGCCAGTAATTAAAGTTTGAACTTTATCATTTGGATTAAGTTTAATTGGAACAATAGACTTTACCTCAACGTCCTTATCACCAACAACAAGTTTGTCTCCAATATTCATTTGATCAGCTATTAGACCTTGTGGATATTTCCATTGATGAATTGAATTCATGTCATCGTTTGCAATCTCTCTCCAAGGACTATAGATGTAAGAGGAGGAGATGTTTTCGGGTTTATCTGCTGAAATCCAACCACCTTCTCTTGTATAAAATCTGTGTTCACCAGTCGTAATCAAATCATTGTTGATTAAGTACATGTTATTACCTTGTACTCGTGCAGCTCTACGACCAAGTACCTCCGCACCATTGGGATTGAAGTGACAAGCAATTAACTCGCCAATTTTCACATCTTCGATGTTCCTTTGAGTACCATCTTGCATAAGAACTTTAGTGCCATCGAGGAAGCAACCGCAGACAAAAGCAGATGGTGGTCCTATAAAACCTGTTGGACCTGTTGGACCAGTAGCACCTGTTGGACCAGTAGCCCCCGTTGGTCCTTGTGGACCTTGTGGTCCCGTTGGTCCTTGTGGACCAGTAGCATCATTTAAGCTAGTTACAGTCGTGGAGTCGTTAAATGTAATGCCAGTTGATGTAATTTTTGTAGTCATTTGTTATACCCGACCCATATAATTAATTTCACCAGCAATCTCTTTAAACAATCTTTCTGAGTCCATAGGAACACTTGTTCCCCAACTCGTTGGCCAACCACCAACAACTAAACCACCTTGAACAATCATATTAGATCCAGTTACAAGGGTAGTTACATGAGCAGCAAAGTCGATGTCAAAAAGTTGTTTAATAGATGTTATTTCTTTATACGAATCGCCACAAATAATTTTATCTCCAACCATCATCTTTCTTACTTGTAGATTTTGAGGAATTCTCAAGTATCTAGTACTTCCAATATTATCAGTAACAATTTCTCTCCACTGATCTTGCTGTCTTGTTTTCTTTTCACCATCTACAGCCACCCAACCAGTTCGCGTTAAGAAAACATGTTCACCAGTTGTAATGAAATCGTTATTCAGCAAATACATGTTGTTGTGCCCAGCATGACCTACTCTTTTACCAATAACTTTTGATGATCCGTTGAAGTGACATGCAATGCTTTCACCAATTAGAACGTCCTCAATATTTTTTTCTGTTCCATCTGGCATTAAAACTTTTGTTCCATCAAGGAAGCAACCACATGAAGGACCTGGATCCGGAACTGGTCCACGTGGACCTTGTTGACCTGGTGGACCGAGTGGACCTTGTGGACCTGTTGGACCTGTTGGACCAGGAGCGCCTGTTGGTCCTTGTGCACCTGTTGGTCCTTGTGGACCACCGTTTTTTGTTGTTATTGTGGAAGCATCATTGAAAACAATACCAGTAGATGTAATCTTAGTGGTCATGTGACTTACCTCTTAGTTCATCAATTTGCTTTTGCTGCTCTTTAATAGCCTCAATCAAGAGCGCAACCATGTTGCCGTAAGCTACTGATTTGTAACCATCTCCATCTTCTTCTACGACTTCTGGAAGAACCTTCTCAACTTCCTGAGCGATCACACCAGCTTGAGTTGCATTATTCAAATCAATTCTTCTATATGTATATCCAGAAAGCTGCTTAACTTTATCTAATGCATCTGGAATTACTTCAAGATCTTCCTTGAGGCGAGCGTCTGAACTTGAAATTACTTCACCAACTGCTGTAAAGTTACCTGAACTAGTATCAAAAGTAAATCTTGTTGCATTGGCGCTATTGCCATCTCTAATTAAGAAATCAGCATCGCTGTTCATATCAAGATTTAGTTGGGTTGCATCAAAGTATAATTCAGCATCAATACCAGTGCCAAGATTGAGCTGAATATTGTCGTTAAGTGTTAAGGCACCAGATGTTTTAGTATCTGCTACATCGCTTCTAAGGAAGCTCGTTGAATCGACACCATCAATAGTAGCTGCATCAACATTGGTAACGGAAGAGCCATCGCCACTAAACGCTGTTGCTGTAGCAGTACCTGTGATTGTAACGCCACCAGAAGCAGTAGCAATTTTTGCAGAATCATCATAATACAATGTAACTGCACCATTGTCGACAAAGGTTGCCATGGTTTCAGAAGCATCTGCGCCACCAAGAAGATCAATCTGAGAGGCAGCAATTTTAAGATTACCAGTTCCATTATCAACGATGTAACTGTCAGTTGCATTGTGGTAGATTTGTAGATCGGAGCTAGTACCAATTAGTAGTCTTGAGTTATCAGTCCAGTTTGTATTTGCACTTACTACGTCTGCCGCATCACTTCTGATGAACTGTGTTGAGTTTAGACTATCAAATGTATCAGCATCCACATTTAGGGCATCAACAAACGACTTTGTAACTCTTGCATCGATTGCTGTGTTCGCTCTTGTGGTTGTATAATATAGTCTAGAACCTTCTGTAAGATCTCCAGTATCAAGACCCGTAAGAGCTGCAACCGTATCCGCTTGCCCTGTTAAGTTGCCAGAGAATACTGCACTAGTTAGTGTTCCTGTGCTTGGATTATATCTTAGTCCAGTATCATGTTTTATAGCCGTGACAGCGCCACTGGTCGTATTATCAAAGTGAATATAAAACTCTGTATTTGTTGATTCGTCTGCTGTTGTAATAGCACCAGCTGGACCCCAGCTCAGTGTACCAGAACCATCACTGACAAGAGCATAACCGCTTACAGCTGAATCTTCATATGGCCAGGTCCATGTAATTGATGTTGGAATTGTTTCTGGAGCTT